GGATGGTAAGCTGGGGGACAAGACTCCCGCCTTGGTGATCTGGCTTGAGAAGTATGCCATCGAGGAGTTCAAGACGCGCTACCGGGTCAAGAAACGTGGGACCATCCCACGGTATTCTATCGACTCAGATGGCCGGTCGGTGCTTGATCGGTATGATGAGGTCTGGATTGCAGAGCGCAAGACATGTAGAACCGAACTCATAAACATGCCAAAGGGAGAGGACTCTGACAACTATGAATTATGAGCGACAGCCTCCTATCCCAGTCAGACCCAGTAGAGGGGGAGTCTACATCCCAGACGACCCAGATCACGGACTCGTCATCACCTGCAACGCCTGTAGCGACGCCCACGACGGACGAAAGTCAACCTTCACCCACCTTTCAGGGGCTTCTTGGCGAGGATGGGACTTTTCGCCCCGATGCGGATTGGAAACCTTTAGCGACCCACCTAGGAGTTGAGAAGTATTCTGATACCCTCAAGAAATATAAATCCCCGGAAGAGATGGTGCGGGGGTTGGGTAACCTCCAAGGCTTGGTTGGGGCAAGGGCGGGGGTTGAAATCCCCACGGCAGATAGTCCAGAACATGTGGTCCAAGCTTACCGAGAGGCGACGGGAGTTCCCGAAGCTGTAACGGGCTACGAGATCCCGATGCCAGAGGGCCTTCCTGAAGGCTTCAGCGTCAACGAGGGAACCATGGCAAAGGTCAAGGACGTCGCGCATCGGTGGAACACTCCGGTGGGGGCGCTCCAGGAGATCGCAGCAGCCTACTTTGAAGGGACGGTGGCAGACGCCACTTCTATGACAGAGCAGTCGAGTTCCAATGCGGTCGCACAGCGCGATGCAAATCTCGCCGAGCTTCAAAATGAGTGGAAGGGTGACTTTGACAAGAATCTCACTCTTGCTCGACGTGTGGCTATTTCCCGGAATGTCCAAGACGGTGACCCTATCTTAGCGACCCCTTCTGGGATCAAGCTCCTCGTGGAGTTGGGCGGGTTGGTGCGGGAGGACAGTCTTCCAATAAACCGAGCAGACCATACGCAGTCGACAGTGTCTGATTTCCAAGATATGGTCAAGAACCCTAGCCACCCGAATCACCACCGTTACCATAACGAACCCGGCTTCGCTAGGGCAATTCATGACAGAATGAATCGTCAATCTAGTTGACAGGCTCCACTCCTGACTTAATATCAGGTGTAGTTTCATAATAAGTAGTGTGTTGGTGGTGCAACTCATGTGAAAAAGAACAGCCCTAAAAAGCTGTTCTTTTTTGTTGCACTCTGACAAACCCTGGTTTAGCCTTAGATCACGTCTACTAAAACACAGCCTTGACTGCTGAGGATACCCGTTCTGGCCCTCGCTTGTAGTGAAGATACCTGAAAAGGACATCTAACTATAACCCAACCAGAACAAATATGTCTACTCCGGCTCTTGAAGTCCCGGAGTTTTTTCCAACGCAATTCGGTACAAACTGGGAACATCTGCTCCAGCAGGAAGTTTCCCGCCTCCGTGAGACCGTCAAGGTCGACATGGATATCCGAGGCAAGGAAAAAACTTTTAACCAATTTGGAACTTCCGCTATGCGGAAGATCACCTCGCGAAACGCCCAGACACTCCCGTCTGATCGTGACGACGAGAAAAGATGGCTCTATCTAGATCCCTACGACGAAGTCACCTTCTTCGATGAATGGGATGCTGATATTCTAGGAGACATTGCTCTCCCGGATAGTGAAGCAGTCCAGTCCCACGCAATGGCCGCAGGCCGGACGTGTGACCAGCTGATCATTGACGCCGCTTCCAGCACGACCGCCAAGTCTGGCGAATCGGGCGGAACATCCAACGCACTTGCCTCGGGCAACCAAGTTTTGGTAGCTCATGGTGGTTCTAACGAAGGGCTTACCCTTGGTAAATGGGCAGAATCGCTCTAAGGACGACACACTTCATCTGATCATCTCGCAGGCCCAGATTGATGACCTCTTGGAGAACGTCACTGAAGTTAAGAACAGTGACTACGTTCAAGTCAAAGCGCTGCAATCTGGTGAAGTTGATAACTTCATGGGGTTCCAGTTCACTCGGACTGAGCTTCTAACCACTACTGGAGCAGCTTCTACGGATGTCCGTACGTGTCTCGCTTATGTTAAGTCGGGGATTGTCCTCGGAATTGGTCGTGACCGCTCGGTCAAGACTACCATCCGAGATGATCTGAATGAAACCCTCCAAATCCGGACGAAGATGCGCATGGGCGCAACTCGCCTGTATGAGGAAAAAGTTGTCGAAATCTTCTGTGACGAGAGTCCATAACCGAAAGGATTAATACTATGGGCGATCTCAAATTTGCTTACAAAAGCTTGGAAGAATTCCAAGGCGCGGCGTTGACTACTCAGTTGACGACAATCACAATCGCGGATGCTGCTGGCACCCCTGATTATGCCTTACAGGCGCTAACTACTACCTCGCCTTATGGCCTGGCCACAGGTGCTGAAGCCATTACGCTTCAGTATGTGACCCAGAACCTACAAGTGCGTTTGGCTGAAGTGGAAGCTCGCTTGGTCGCCTTGGGTCTCATCCTATAACAACTAACTAACTTACTCTAATGGCAACACATTATACAGACATCGCTCTTATCCAGAACGACGTCAACACTAACAACAGCGGCAAGGCCGTCGACGGAATTAAGGTCACCGGCAATATGAATTGCGCGGTGGTGACCTTTAGTTGCGCTGCGGATGTTGTGGTAGCTGGTGAGGTTCTACGCCTCGTCAAACTACCCCCCAAGACAATCGTCCACCCACATCTCTGTCGCTGGCACACTAGTGTGCTTCTCGATAGTGCTGCGGTTAACATCGCTATTGGAGACGATAGCGAGTGGACCCACATCACCCCAGACCCGAATCGCTATATGATCGAGGTCGACGTGGTTGATGCGGGGGATTCGTTCCAGTGGGCTCCTGATGGAGCAGCAACCACTAGTCCGGCAGGTGCTATCACCCCGTATGTCACGACAAAGGAAGGGTGGATTGATGCCACTCTTGGGACGGTTTCAACCCCCCTTAATTCTACTGGCGTGATCACGTTCTGGATCTACTATTCAGTCCTAAGCTAACCCTCCCTCCACACCCCGCCCCTAGCCAGGTTTTGTAGTTTTTCCTGGCTAGGGGCTCCCCCTTATGGCTAACGCGGTCGAGATTGCTAATACCGCCCTAGCTAGGGTCGGGAACGAAGATATCCTGTCACTCGGTGATACGGATGATCAAAACGCACGAGTTGTAAACAGGCACTTCAATGCCACCGTCCGGGAAGTCCTCCGATCACATCGGTGGTCTAGTGCGACTACTCGGGCTTCGCTTAACCGCTTAACTGCGGCACCTGCTTTCGGCTGGACATATCAGTTCCAGCTACCTAATAATTTTGTCCGGGCCGTTTATCTTAACGGAGCTGAGGTCTGGGAACCCATTGAGGATTGGGTCATCGAAGAGGATAAGGTCCTCACGGATGAGACCACTGCGTCCCTAGTCTACATCTACTATGATGGCACGACGACAACGAAGTTTGATGACCTCTTAGCGGAAGCGATCTCGCTGAAGCTAGCCTACAAGATTGGCCCTGTGCTGACTGGGGACCCCGCTATTGCACGCCAGCTGCTTACCCAGTATGATCTCGCCCTAGCTACGGCTAAGACGTCTGACGGGCAGGAGACAGGCTCCAACGAGAACCACCCTCTTGAGCACCTACTTGCCCGTTCCCCTATTGTTAAGCGGAGGTATATCAGCAACTTAGGTTGATATGCCTACCGTAATCCAGCCGGGTTTTACTTCAGGTGAATGGAGCCCTTATTTAGAAGATCGAACGGATCTGGAGAAATACCGTTCCGGGTGTATCACCCTGGAGAATTTTCTTCTGATGTCCTATGGGCCTGTCCGGCGTCGTCCGGGCACCCAGCATATCAACACCGCAGCCGCGAACACTTACGCGCCGGGGATGTTCCGATTTCAGTTCTCGGCCAGTGTCGGGTATGTGGTTGAAATTGGCGAGTCCTTGATGTGGTTCTATCGGAACCGGGCCAGACTTGTTGGAGTGACGGCAACCCATCCCTACCTCCAAGGAGAGTTTAAGGGGGTCAATACCGCGCAGCTCAACGATCTTCAGTGGTTTGTTCACGAGAACCACCCCGTGTCGAAGCTGACTCGTGGGGTTGGGGCCTCAATCACATCAGGAACCCCGACTTCGGGATCCAGGTATCGGATTGACGCCAACACGGGGGCTGACTTTACGGGCATTGGCGCTACGGAGAACACGGTCGGAACTTCATTTATCGCGAACGGAGGGGCCCCTACCTGGGGCACCACTGGGAAGCTCACATTAAAGGGGGTGGTGCTCTCTGCTGGCACGCCAGTCTCTGGGACCGAATATGTCATAACAGGCAACTCTGGGTCCACTTTTACGAATATTGGGGCTGCGGATAATGTTGTCGGGACGATCTTTATCGCAAATGGGTTGGCTCCGACTTGGGGGACTGGAGAGATTCAGTCGGTCCCGTGGAACTTCGCTGAAGTCGAATACAAGAATCCACCTTTCCGGGCAGAGAACCTCAATGACGCGCACACCATCGCAGTTGATGGCATCACCGGGGATGGTATCACCCTAACCGCGAGCACGGACACTTTTGATGACCTCCATGTGGGCGCTTATTGGCGTATCGGGCATTTCCGGGACATCCCCTCGGTAAAGCTACTGACAAACCCAGATAATGGTGGAGGCGCTGGAGGATTATCAGATGAGCTTGAAGTTCTCGGGGCATGGGAAGTAGTCACTTCGGGGGCTTGGTTTGGTAGAGTCGACCTTGAACGTAGCGTAGCCGGGGGGGCTTACCACACGATTAGGCAATGGAGGGCGCGGGGGAATCGAAACTTTACTGCGTCAGGGTATGAGGAGACCCCTTCAGTTACGTATCGGCTCCGCTTCTTCTACGAGTATTCCAAGTATTCTACAAACACAACGAGCCCTACTGCCTTCCTAGAGCTTCTCACCTCTCTACACTGGGGCGTGGTTAAGATTACGGGCGTGACAAACGCAAAGGTGGCTACGGCGAATGTGGTTACCGATCTCTACTCCGGCGCAGTTGCTGCCGATGCTACTGAATTCTGGGCAGAAGGTAGCTGGTCAGATTATCGTGGCTACCCCAAAACGGTCACCCTCCATGAGCAGCGGATGATCTATGGTGGGAACGCTTCGGAAGCTCAGACGGTCTGGGGGTCTGACGTGGACTCCTATGACAGCTTTACTCAGCTCGACAGTAACGATTCAGACTCCTTCCAATACACGGTCGGGTCTGACGAATACTCGGAGATTCAATGGTTAGCAACTAGCCCGAAGAACCTCATGGTAGGAACTACCGGCGGGGAGTGGTCCTTCTCGTCTGGGTCAGATGAATCACTGATCACTCCGACCAACGTACGCGCACGTAGGGAGTCTGTCTGGGGAGCGGAGCACGTTCAGGCGATCTCCACCAACAACGTCATACTTTTCGTCGAACAGGGGGCGAGAAAGCTCCGGGAGTTGGCTTACTCTTTTGAGCAGGATGGTTTCGTATCGGCTGACCTGGCCCAACTCTCGGAGCACCTCACCGCTGGCGGGATCGTGGACATCGCCATCCAGAGACATCGTGATGTTGTGATTTGGTGCGTGACTGGTGACGGAAATTTACTAAGCCTCACCTATGACCGGGCGCAGAATGTGGTCGGATGGGCCAAG